GGGGACCCTGCACCCAGAAATCCACGCGACCGAGCCGAAGTTACGTTACGCAGGAGGGTCGTCAGCCATGCCTCAGCGGTCCTGCGGTGGCTGTGGGAAGCCCTACGAGGCCAAGCGGCCGAGTTCCAAGTTCTGCTCCGACCTGTGCCGCCAGCGAGCGCACCGCAAGGGCTTCACGACGCCTGAAGCGCCTGTCAGTGAGTCGCCGGCGGACGACATGGAACTCCTGACCATGACCGCGGCCGAGTTGGAGTCGTTGGGCCTGCTCGATAGTCGCCTCGGTAGTCAGATCCTCACCGTCGCACGGCAGTTGGGTAACCCGTTCGACACCGGATCGTCTACGTCGGCGCTCTCGAAGGAACTCGACCGCCTGTTCGACAAGGCCCACGCGTCCGTTCACGTGAAGGCCGACCCCATCGACCAGCTCAGGGACCGCCGGCGTGCCAAGCACAGCGCTTAGGTCGATCGCTCCGGCGCACTGCCAGGTCCCGGCCTACGCCAAGACGTACGGCCCGGAGGTCGCCGACCTGGCCGACCTCGCGGGCCTGACGCCGGACCCGGAGCAGGAGCTCGGGCTGGATGCCCTGTTCGCGATCAACGACGTGGGCCTGTCGGCGTTCTACGAGTTCGACGTGATCTGCTCCCGCCAGAACCTCAAGACGGCGCTGCTGAAGATGGCGGCGCTCGGGTGGCTGTACCTGCTCGACCAGGGCCTCGTCGTCTGGTCGGCGCACGAGTTCGACACGACGAAGGAAGCCTTCAGGGACCTGAAGGAGCTCATCGAGGGCACCGAGTGCCTGAGCAAGCGGCTGGCGTCGGGCCCGTCGCACGGATTCTTCCAGTCGGCGGCTGATACGCACATCGAGCTGGCGACTGGGCAGCGGGTAAAGTTCAAGGCCCGCACGAACTCCGGTGGCCGCGGGCTGTCGGGCGACAAGGTCATCCTGGACGAGGGCTTCGCGCTGAAGGCGTCGCACATGGGGTCGCTGCAGCCGGCGATCTCGGCTCGTCCGGACCCGCAGATCGTGGTCGCATCGTCGGCCGGCCAGGTCGAGTCGGCGGTGCTGCGCGGAATGCGGGACCGTGGTCGAGCCGGGTCGTCACCACGGCAGGCGTACCTCGAGTGGTGCGCACCGGAGAACTCGTGCGCGGACCCGGACTGCCTGCACGTCTGGCCGATCGCACGGGGCTGCGCGCTGGACCGTCGGGACTACTGGGCGATGAGCAACCCTGCGATGGGTCGCCGCATCACCGAGGAGACGATCCAGGCCGAGCGCGAGGTACTCGACCCCGCCGAGTTCGCTCGCGAGCGGCTCGGCTGGTGGGACGACCCGACATCGGCCGGTCCGTTCCCTCCGGGGATCTGGCAGGCCCGCGCGGAGGGTGCACTGGACCCGCTGACGGGCCTGTTTGTGGCTGAGGCCATCGGGAAGCCGACCATTGCGCTGGACATGGCGTGGGATCGCCGCTCGTGCGCCATCGCCTTCGCTGGCATTCGCGCCGACGGCAAGGTCCAGGTCGAGGTCGACGACCCTGACGACGCCCCGGTGACCCCGCTGAACATCGTGCAGCGGACCGCGCAGGTGGTCCGCAACCATCACGCGGCCGGCGTCTGGCTGGAACCGGGTTCGGCGGCCGGCTCGCTCATCCCCGCGCTGAAGCAGGCGGGCGTCCGGGTGCTTGAGGTCAAGTCTCAGGCTGTCAACCAGGCGTGCGGCTACGTGTTCGACGCCGTTCTGGACGGATCGCTGGTCCATTTGGGGCAGCCGACGCTTGACATCGCAGTCGGCGGGACGCAGAAGCGCACGTCGGGCGAGTCGTGGCGCTGGGATCGCCGCCAAGGGGCCGATATTTCGCCGTTCATGGCCGCCACGCTCGCCGTTTGGGGCGCTATGGGACGCAAGCGGGCCTCGTCGGGGCGCGTTCTGGTGCTGGATGACTGATCGGAAGGCGGTTCCGGCATGACTGTCACCGCCATCATGCCGTCCCTGCCGCTCCTGACGCTGTCGGAGGCCGAGCAGGGCCTCGTGACCCGCCTGAACAACCTCCGCTCGGCCGCTGAACCGTCCCTGCTGCTCCGTGACGCGTACTACAACGGCACGCAGGTCATCAAAGACTTCGGGATCTCCATTCCGCCGCAGATGCGCGGTCTGGCGGTCGTGATCGGCTGGCCGCAGGTCGCCGTTGACGCTCTGGACGAGCGCCTGGAGGTCGAAGGCTTCCGCTGGGGCACCGACAAGGCCGCCGAGCAGCGGACAAACGAGATCTGGCAGGAGAACGACCTCGACAACGAGGGTCCGCTGGCCCACCTGGACGCGCTGATCCACCGCGCTGCCTACATCTGCATCGGCTCCAACGACGACGGCTCCGCACTGGTCACACCCGAGTCTGAGCTGTCGATGTCGGCGATCTGGGACCCTCGTACCCGCTCGGTCGGCGCTGCCCTGCGGGTCTACGGGGCCGACGAGCATGGACGTCACGCGCTGGCGACGCTGTACCTGCCCGACGAGACGATCTCGCTGGCTCAGAACGACTCCGGCGACTGGGAGATCGACGAGCGGGACCAGCACAACCTCGGCGAGACCCCCGTCGTGCGGCTGGCGAACCGGCAACGCACGTCGCAGCGCCAGGGCAACTCCGAGATCACGTCGGCGATTATGGCTCTCACCGACTCGGCCTGCCGGACGCTGGTCGGCATGGAGGTCGCCCGCGAGTTCTACGCGGCGACGAAGCTGATCCTGCTCGGAGGTGACGAGTCCGCGTTCGTCGGACCCGACGGCGCCAAGCGGTCGGTGTGGGAGACTTACATCGGCCGCATCCTTGCCATCACCCGCGACGAGCAGGGCGAGCTCCCGTCGCTGGAGAAGCTCGAAGGCTCCGACCCGACGCCGTTCACCCGCGTCATGGCTGAGTACCGGCAGAACTTCGCAGCCGTGTCGAAGCTCCCGCCGCACATGCTCGGGGAGACGACCGCCAATCCGGCCAGTGCCGACGCGATCCGGTCCGCTGAGGCGGGCCTGGTGAAGCGGGTCAAGCAGAAGCAGCGGGCGTTCGAGTGCGCGTGGGAGAACGCCATGCGACTCGCGCTCCGCATCGAGGGCGACGGGGTGCTCCCGAACGGTGCGGAACTCATTGAGACCGTCTGGGCGAACCCGGCGACTCCGACCTTCGCCGCCGACTCTGATGGGCTGCACAAGCAGACGCAGGCGGGCATCATCCCCGCCCATTCCGACGTGGTCCGCGAGCGCGCCGGCTGGTCCCTGCAGGAGCGCGCCCGTCTCGCCGAGGACGACAAGGTCAACCTGTCCGAGGAGTTCATCGCGGCCATCGCGGACGCCATCGAGGCCCGCGGCGAGCGCAGCGTGAGCGCGCTGGAGAACGTGGGCACGAACCTCGCAGCACCGCCCACACCACAGACCACCGGCACACCTGCCGGTTAGGGCCGCACGGCCCATTCAGGAGGGGAGCCGCAGGGCTCCGACACAACCATCCGCATGGAGGGTTCCACATGTCCGAAACCGCTGTCGAGGCAACCGAGGCGACCGCCGAGGACACCGACCAGACCGCCGCTGAGACGGACTGGAAGGCCGAGGCTCGCAAGCACGAGAAGGCCGCCAAGGAACTTCGCGCGCAACTGCGTGACGTGACGCCGAAGCTGTCTCGCCTCGCCTCGCTCGAGGCGGCACAGCAGACCGACGCCGAGCGCCAGCAGGCGGCATTGGCCGAGGCGCAGCAGCGGGCAGACAAGGCCGAGCGGGACGCCCTCCGGGCGTCTGTGGCGCTTCGCAAGGGGCTCCCGGCGAACCTCGCCGCACGCCTGCAGGGTGACGACGAGGCAAGCCTCGAAGCCGACGCCGACGAGCTGCTGACGCTGGTCCAGAAGGACACGACGGCACGCGCTCCGCGTCCCGACTCGTCTCAGGGCTCATCGGCGCGTGGCAGTTCGACCACATCCCCGCGCGACCAGTTCGCGGCGATCATGCAGCAACAGACCGGCCGGTAGCGGCCAGAAACCCTCCTGAAGGAGACTTCTCATGGTTCAGCTCAACAACGTCAACGGGACTTTGCTCCCGCCGACGATCACCGGCCCGATCTTCCAGAAGGCCAACGAGACCTCGGCTGTCATGCAGCTGGCGCGGCGTATCCCGCTGTCCGTCGCCGCGGCAACCGTCGTCCCGGTGATGATGGATGTCCCCACCGCCGGGTGGGTCACTGAGGGCGGCGCGAAGCCGGTCTCGTCCGGCGGTGTCGGTCTGAAGCAGATGACCGGCAAGAAGGTCGCCGTGATCGTCCCGGTGTCCGAGGAGGTCGTGATGACCAACGCGGCGGGTCTGTACGACCAGCTCGTGCAGGATCTCCCGACGGCCATCGCGCGCGCGTTCGACTACGCGGCCATCCACGGCCTCGACCTCAAGACGGGCGGCGCGGGTCCGTTCACGGACTACCTCGCCAAGACCCCGAACACGCAGGTCGTGGGCTCGACGGCTGCTGCCGCCGGTGGCGTCTACGCCGACCTGTGGAAGGGCATCCAGCAGGTGATCAACGTCGGGAACGCCGGCTACGACTTCACCGGCTTCGCCGCCGACCCCCGCCTCCGTCCAGAGGCTGCGCTGTCGGTGGACTCCAACGGTCGCCCGCTGTTCGTGGACAACTCGCTCAACGCGAATGCGGGCTTCAACGGGAACACGCTCGTCGGCTACCCGGTGTTCTTCAACTCCGGCGTCTCCGGCAAGTACCGCCGCCAGGGCGACCTCGTCCAGGTCGTCACGATCAACGGCACCCCGACCGGCGGGACGTTCACCATCACCGCCGCCGGCTCGACCACGTCGGCGCTCGCCTACAACGCCTCCGCTGCGACCGTGCAGACCGCTCTGCGGCTGCTCAACCCGCAGGCGGACTGGTCAGCTGCAACCGCGACTGGCTCTGCGGGTGGCCCGTACACCATCACCCAGATCGCGGGCGGCGCTCCGCTCGCGGTGGACCAGTCCTCTCTGACCGGTGGCACCGCGGCGACGTCGCAGGCGACGATTGCTCAGTCCCCGGTGCTCGACTCGGGTCTGCGCGCCATCGGTGGCGACTGGGGCCAGGCGGCGTACGGCGTCGGCATGGACATCACCATCCGCGTCTCGCGTGAGGCGAACTACACGACCGACGGTGGCACGACGTGGCACTCGGCGTTCCAGGAGAACCTCGTGCTGCTGCTTGCTGAGGCGTACTACGGCTTCGTCGTGGGCGACCCCAACGCGTTCGTGTCGTACACGCACGCTGCCGGTTCCTGATCGGTCCGTTGCTCCGAGGTAGGTGTCCGACGTGGCTGAAGGGACTTCCCAATGACTGCTGACGCCCCGACTCTGGACACTTACCTCGGGCTCGGCGGCTCGATCGACTCCGCTCGGGCCACCCTGACGCTCTCGCTCGCCACCGACGCCTGCCTGAGCATCGTGAACCCGCTCCCGGACGGCTCTGACGGCGTCGTGCTCGACGTCGCCGCCCGTGCCTACTCGAACCCGACGAACGCGCAGACGGGTGCTGCGAACCCGTACTCACCGGGCCTGCCGCCGGTGATGGGCGGGCTGTACCTGACCAAGGCCAACATCGCCATGTTGCGCCGGCTGTCGGCCGATGCCAGCTCGGGTGCGTTCTCCATCGACCCGACGCCTGCCGACGCGGGCCCGGATAACTTCTGGGGCCAGCTCCCGGAGGATCCGTCGCAGCCGTTCGACGTGCCGCCGTTCTACGGTGACTGGGACCAGATCCCGGTATGAGCACCTTCTCGGCCCCGGGCGTCATCGACGCCATGGTGACTGCGTTCGCAGACATCACCGACCTGTCAGTAATCGACGGGCCTGCACCGGATCCGGGTCCGAATGACCTGCTACAGGTCGCCGTCGGTCCGCAGGCGGTTCAGGACAGCCCAGAACACGAGCCGGGCCTCGGGCTCGCTCAGATCGAGCGGTACACGGTCAACAACCGGCTCTGGTCCCGTCGCGGGTCCGGCACCTACAAAGAGCGCCGCGATGCCGTCGACGCGTTCCTCGGGCAGATCAAGGCCGTTCTGGATGCCGACAAGACTCTCGGCGGCGCCTGCATGTGGGCGCAGATCGGCCGCGGCAACTGGACGCCGCTCTACGCCGGATCCGGCAAGTGCTACATGCTCGACTTCGGCATCGACGTCCGCGCCCGGGTCGCTGTGCAGGCGGTGGCCTGATGCCCATGACCACCACGGGGCTGAAGGGTCAGATCCAGAAGTTCGCCACCGCCGACGCCCGCCTCAACGCCGAGCTCTCGCCGCTCGTCCGCGAGGGGGTCCATGAGGTTGGCGACCTCGCCAAGCAGAACTTTGGCTGGTCGTCGCAGATTCCCGGCCAGGAGTTCGAGACTGCCTCTTTCCTGACAGGCACGGTCGGCTTCTCCGAGGTCGGCTACCCCCACAAAGGCAAGGTGCACACATTCGAGGGCGACGGGACCGCGCCGTCGCCGTTCGACGCTCCGGTCTACGGCGGCCCCGGTGTCCACCAGATGATGACTCGCCCAGGTCTCGGCCCAGCCGCGAGAGCCGTGCATCCGAAGTTCATCGCGGCTGCCCGCGCCGCCGTCCACCGCGCATTCTCCTGAGAGGCAACAACTATGGCCGACAACGCCGACCTGCTCCACGACCACACGCTCGTCTGGATGACTCACCCCGACGTTGACGTCGCCGCACAGTACCCGCGCTCGTTCCTGACGCTCGACAGCGGATGGAAAGAGCTTTCGGACCCCGACCGTTCCCCGAAGGTGCAGAAGGCGCTTTCGGGTACCGCACTCGTCCGCCCGGCGGCTGAGACCATCAAGGAGAAGTAGTCATGGCAACTTTGACCAGTGCGGTCCGGTACTTCCAGCCGGGGACCACCAAGATCGTCGTCGCTGCTGCGTACGCGACGATCGCGAACATCGCTGCCGGCACCGACGTCTCTGCGGACGTGGCCGCGATCAACGGCTTCACGACGGCCACCGCGGACCTGCCGGTCCCGTCGCTGGGGGCGTCTTTCACCGGCTCGATCCCGGGCCGCAAGACGGCGGACGGGTCCTCGATCGACTTCTACGCCTCAGCGACGGGTGCCGACATCCGCGCGGTGCTCACCGAGGGCCAGAACACGTTCATCGTGATTCTCGCCAACGGCTTGACGTCGGGTGGAGCGATGGACGTCTACCCGGTCCGGGTGGCCTCGCTGGGCACGGTCCGCGACCTGGAGGGCGTCCCGGTGATCCGGGCGAACTTCACCATCACGTCCGCGCCGACCGAGCACTCCACCTACCCCGCTTCCTGATCCTTCTCCGCTCCACCTGTTCGTCCTGCATGTCCTGTCCCATCTGAAGGAGCACCCATGTCTGACCAGATCACCCCCGCCGAGCATCGACGCTGCGTGGCGCTTGAGGCCGCTGGTCGTTGTGCCGAACCCGGCATGACGACTAGCGGCCTTCTTTCTCGTGCCTTCCAGTGCGAGACGTACCTTGTCACCGGCCTGATCCGCACCGGCCCGAAGTGGCAGAACGCCGCCGAGGTCGGCACTGAGCACGTCTCGGTCATGGTCGAGGGCCCGGATCTTCAGCCGAGCGTGCTGGCGGACGTGGCGCGGGCCGTCAGGGCCGTCCTGTGACCGCCAAGAAGGCATCGGGGCTGCGTGCCGCGCTCGCCAAGAAGCAGGTGCTGACGACCCACTACGACATCCCGCTCGTGGAGCGCACTGTCGTGGACGAGATCGTGGAGCGGCTGCAGACAGCCCGCCGTGCTCGGTTGATCGCGCCGTTCGGCGACGGCACGGATGCTGAGGTCAGGACGGCCATCAGGAAGGCCGATGCCGCCGTGAAGGCAGCGCAGGTCGAGCTCGACGCGTGCTTCCACCGCGTGACATTCCGTGGCCTGCCCGGCGACGACGACCTCGACGCGCTGGTGAACAGGTACCCGCCGACCGAGGCTCAGGTCGCTGAGGCTCAGGCCGCGATCGACAAGGCGAAGGCCGACGGGGTCGCCAAGGATGATCTGCCGTCGCTGCCGCAGATCGACCCAGACCCGTTCAATCTCGCCTACCTCATGGCCTGCGTGCAGGACTCAGACCTGACTGAGGACGAGTGGCGCGAGGAACTCTGGTCGGAGCGGTGGACGCCGCAAGACCGGTCGAACGCGCAAGGCACCGGCATCTTTGACCGCGTGCACCAGGCGAACCAGCGAGGGTTCAACGACGGGATCCCTTTCGAGTAAGGACAGACCCCGCGTTTCGTGAGTCTGTCCGAGCAGCATCCGAGCACCATCTGGCGCACGGTGACTACCTGGCCCGTAGCCGGGACGACCGGCTGGCCGAGGCCGAGCTGAAGGCGTGGGACACCGAGCACCACTACGACACTTGCCCGCAGTGCGGCATCCACAAGAGCACTTGGCATCCGGCGCACGGCGGCGACATCCGTAAGCCCGCGCTGGTCCCCGAGTGGCGGTTCTGCAAGCCCTGTCAGCTCTGGCAGACGGCTGAGGCGGCAGGCCCGCCGGCTGAAGAGGGCGAACGCGGCTGGCACTTGGAATGGGTCACCCGAAAAGACGACGACTGAGAGGCGGTGAGCCGTGGCCGACGACATCCTCGTAAGGATCGACGTTGACTCGTCGCAGGCGCTCGCCGCCACCGCTGCCTACTCGCGCTCGCTGGAGAAGCTCGAAGCCACGCAGGCCAAGGCGACGGCCGCCCAGGCGAGGCTCGACACCGCGCTCGCCGAAAGCGGAGCGGGGTCAGACAAGGCCATCGCGGCGCAGGCGAAGCTCGATGCGTCGTTGCGTCGTACCGCTGCTGCCCAGGACCAGGTCGCCATCGCCGCGAGGCGCTCGGCTGAGGTCCAGTCGGCTGCCGCGAGCAAGGCCGCCGCTGCTCAGGAGGCAGCTGCCGCCAAGCAGGCCGCCGCGATGCGGAAGCTGGGCACCATCGCGGGCGGCGTCGGTGTCGCCATCGCCGCCGGCCTCGGGCTGGCCGCGAAGGCCGCCGCCGACTTCGACGCGAAACTCGCAACCTTCCGCTCGCTGTCGGGTGCGTCCGCCTCGCAGATGGAGAAGCTGTCGGCCTCGGCGCACGGTTTCGCGGACCTCGGCATTTCGGCGTCTGAGGCTGGCGACGCGATGATCGAGCTGACGAAGGCCGGTCTGTCGGTCCAGCAGATCCTCGGCGGCTCGCTGAAGGCCGCGCTGATTCTCGCCGCCGACGGCCAGATGAACGTCGCGGACGCGACCGAGATCATGGCCTCAGCGATGGTGCAGTTTAAACTGCCCGCCCAGGACGCTGCCCACGTCGCGGACCTGCTCGCCGCTGGTGCTGACAAGGCGCTCGGGTCGGTGCAGGATCTCGGTGAGGGTCTGCAGTACGCGGGCCTCGGGGCGCACCAAGCGGGTCTGTCCATTGACGAGACCGTGGGCGCGCTCGCAGAGTTCGCTGCGGCCGGTCTCAAGGGTTCTCAGGGCGGCACGACGCTGCAGCAGGTGCTGCGCCAACTGCTCGGCCCGACCGACAAGGCCGCCGCTGAGATCAAGGCGCTGGGCCTGAACCTGTACGACTCGAATGGGCAGTTCGTCGGCCTCGCGTCGGTGGCAGGCCAGTTGCAGGACAAGTTGGGCGGCATGTCGGAGGCGCAGAAGAACGCGGCGCTGAACACGCTGTTCACGTCCCGCGCGGTCCGTGGCGCGACGATCCTGTACCAGGACGGCAAGGACGGCGTCGACTCGTGGACCAAGAAGGTCAACGACTCGGGCTTCGCCGCCGACCAGGCGCGCGGCAAGATGAACTCGCTGTCCGGTGACCTGCAGAAGCTGGGCGCGACCCTGCAGAACGACCTGATCGACGTCGGCCAGCAGTTGCAGCCGATCCTGCGGGATATCACGCGGGACTTGACGACGTTCGGCGACATCATTGGCGGGCTCCCTGATCCGGTCAAGTCTGCCGCTGTCGAGCTCGGTGTGGTGACGGCTGCGCTGGGCCTCGGGTTCTGGGCGTTCACCCGCATCAAGGGTGCCGCTGCGACTCTCGCCGAGACGCTGGGAATTCTGTCGAAGGCTCAGATCGAGGTCGGTGCCACGGCCGAGACGATGGCGGCTGAGGAGACCGTGGCGGCCGGGGCGATGACGCGCGCGGGCGGGGCCAGCCTCGCCGCTGGCCGTCTGAACAAGGGCGCGCTGATCGGGTTCGGTGCCGGGACGGCCGCCATAGTCGGCGGCCAGGTCGTCAACCAGTACGCAGGCGGCAGCAGGGCGGGCAGCATCGGCGGCGACGCGCTCACGGGTGCTGGAATCGGGGCCATTACCGGCAGTGTCGTCCCCGTCGTCGGTACGGCTGTCGGTGCGATCATCGGCGGTGCGCTGGGTGCTATCCAGGGCGCGAGATCGAGCGACCACAACCCGGCTTTCGAGCAGATCGTCGCGGCGATGAAGGCTCGCCAGGACAGGCAGGCGCAGCAGAAGGTCCAGTTCGGCAACATTGGCTCGGCGGCGTCGGCGAGTAAGGAACTCGCGCAGCTGGGCATGACGAGCGAGCAGACGTACTCGGATCTTGCCAAGGTCGGACAGGGCGCAACCAAGGCGGCCCCGTCGCTGGAGAGTCTCGCGAAGGCGGCGGATGCTGCGTGGAAGGCGACGCTGCGGATGAACAACGTCGTCTTGACCCGGCGCGGCGACTGGTCGTCGTACCAGCAGGCGATCGACGACGCGACGCAGGCGCTGAAGGACAACGGAAAGACGCTGGACCAACACACCGCGAAGGGCCGCGCCAATGCCGCCGCGCTGGACACCATCGCGTCGTCTGCTGCCACCTACGCGCAGACGATCAGCGACCCGATTCTGAAGCTCAAGTTCATGGAGGACTCGCGCCGCCAGTTGATTCAGACGGCGATGAAGTTCGGCGACACCCGAGCCGAGGCAAAGAAGTACACCGACTCGGTGCTGGGCATCCCGACGAAGGCGATCACTGCTGCGGCGTTCGAGAAGAACCAGGCCGCCTCCGACGTCGCCACCTACGAGAAGGCGATCGACGGGGTGCCCGGCTTTGTCAAGACGGTCATCACTGCCGAGACTCAGGACGCGTTGCGGAAGATGGCCTATGTGCAGCAGGTGGCGAATGGGCTGCACGGCACGATGTGGATCAACGTCCAGTACACGGGCGCTACTTTGCACAGCGGCGCGCAGTTGCAGCCGGCAAGCGGTGGCCTCATCAGCCACAGACGCCTTCAGAAGTTCTCAGGTGGCGGTCAGGCCCGGTTCTACCGCGGCCCGGGCGGTCCGACCGGCGACATGATCCCGGCGATGGTGTCGGACTTCGAGTTCGTCAACAAGGCGTCGATCGTTCGCCAACAGACCCCGGCCAAGTTCTTTGCGCTGAATGCCGGCAGGGCCGACATCGTTCCCCGCCAGACCGCCTATCTGGCGAACGGGGGCATGGCCGGTGTCCCTCAGTGGCGCGGAGGCAACATGACGCAGACGATCAAACTCGACGTGTCGCAGATCCGTAGGGCGCTCGACGGCATGACGGTGCTGGTCGGCAACGCGGGTGAGGTCGCAACGGGCGTCAAGGAGACTGTCCGCTCGGGCATCTTGGGCGCGCAGACCGACTCTCGCAACAGCGGCAGGTCGATGTGAGCGACACAAGCGTCCGTTCCGACCGTGGCCCGTCGACGTATGTGGATTCGGCCGACCCGACGGCGGACCACTCGCAGGCCGTGTTCGTGCCGCTGCTGAAGGACCAGACGGCGATGCTGCTGGGCCTGAGCCTCGGCGACCCGCCGCTGGGGGCGTCGTTCGACGGCTCGCTGACGGTCGTGGCCGCTGCCGACTTCGACGGGACGGTGACGCTGGAGGCCCTGCCGATCCTGGACCCGTGGGTGCCGTCGCTGGCCTATGCGGATCTGCCGTCCCTGTGGGCGGTGGCGGCGCAGACGTACACCGGGACGCTGGTCGCGGGCCAGCTGGTCGCCTTCGACTTCTCCGGCTTCGGGACCACCGCGGCGGCGGCGTCGCTGCCGTACTACGGGGCCCTGGTTCGCCGCACCGACACGGGCACTACAGGATCCTTGTACTCGCCGCGGGTGGCCGACGACCGCGGCCCGCTGCTCGCAGGTGACTTCCTGTCGACGCCGCCCACCCCGACGGGCATCGTCCCGAACGGCGGGCTCATCGTCGGCGTCGCCAAGCCGGTCGTGAAGGCCGACCAGCCGCCGGTGTCGATGGTCTCCGAGCAGTGGCAGTACGGGTCGTCGGCAGCGTACGACGAGGACACCGGCCTGACGTCGGCCACCTGGGACTCCCTGGAGGTCGCTTCGACGGTCCTCGAGCTCGACCTGGCCACGACGACGGTCACGTTCCCGGGCTTCCCGGCTGCTCCTGCCACCCGCTACCTGACGACGCGCTACAAGGGCGCTGACGGTCAGTGGTCGAAGTGGGCCGCTCCGGTGCCGGTGGGCGGCTTCACGGCCCGCCCGGTGCCGGTCATCACCAGCCAGGCGGGCGGCATCGCGTCGGACCCGTCACCGCTGGTCGAGTGGACTTCGGACGGCACGCAGACGA